AGTAAATTGTTGTATTTGATTACCAATAGTTTCTAATGGAGTAACAGTTGCAGATCCTCCAGATAAAGTTTGTGATGCATTTGTAGTTTGTTCTACAGTAAATTCAGTATCAGATACTATTGATTTAACTTCATATAATTTATCTTCGAAATCGTCATCGTTAAATCCCACAGTAGTAAAAGATTCAACAGTTGCACCTGAATTTGCAGGTTGAACTGCAGTTCCATTTATTCCTCTAGTTAAACCTATTAAAGAAGTTACAGGGGTCGTTGTAGTTCTATTGACGGCATAATCGGAAACTGTTCCAGGACCATAATTAGCACCCCACATATAAAGTTCATTTCCTAAAGTAGCTGTGCCACCGTTATCTGCATCTGATCTATATATGGCTAAATTACCACCAGTTCCTACAGTGGTAAAAGTAGTAGAACATCTATACCAACCGTTTCCAACGTTTGTTATTGTTGCAGTGTGTTGAGGATCAGTTGTTCCAACAGTTCCGTTTTGAATATCAAAATAAGTTTTATTTACGACACCTGTTCCTGTCATATTAAAATCTTGTAAATAAATATAACTAATGTTCGACCCTGGTTTATATTTTGCAAATACACTAAAAGTGTTAACTCCTAGAGCTAAACCTGAAAGAGAGTTTCTAAAAACAGCTCCAGAAGCTGCAGCTGCTAAATCTTGTTGTATTGTTTCTGCTGTAGTAGTTCCATCTGGAGCAACTTCTGTATTTGCAGTTACATTAGTTCTTGCTTTTCCCCACCAGGCATTATCAAACTCTTCTGTGTAAGCAAGATGATTTGTAAAAGTTCCTGTAAAGCTTAGTTGTTCACCTGTGTCTACTATTCTAACTGGATTAGCTGGTAAAAATCCAGCTGTACTTGTTAAAGGAAGACTAGTTTGTTCTGGTATAATATATTGTTGTAATGTGGTCGAAGCTACTGTTGTAGTTGGAAGAGTAACATTATTAAACTCTACAATATCACCAGCAGATAAACCATTAATAGATTGTGTTGTAATTTCTACAACATTAGAACCTGATGTAAAACTAAACGTACTATTTTTAAATTCATCAATTGTTAATGGAAAGCCACTAGTTCTATAAGGTGTAATATCGTAAAAATTATCTTCGTAATAAATTAATAAAAACTTATCAGTTCCAATTGCTAGATATTGATTACCGTCATTACCTCTAAATGGATGTAATCTTCTTGATACAGATGAAATACTTTCTCCACCTTCTGCTTTCCAACCACCTACTTTTTCTGGTAATGTATATCTAAATCTAACGTTGTCACCACCCACATAACGAGCGACAGCTCCAACTTCAGAGTTTTGTTTATCGAAACCTGGTTTAATTTGCCATTTGCTAAGAGGCACTGTTCACCTCCTATATTTTATCCTTGTAAGCCCAGCCTACAGTCGCGTTTACATAAACCAAAGTAAAGTTTTGATTGTCTGTTGAAATATTTATTGATCCAGCAGAACCTTCAATATTTTCAGCGCCTGGATCTATTGTTAAGGCATTAACAGAATATTGTTGACCACCGTCAATAAAACTTACTTCTGCTCCAATAGAACCAGAAGGTAAAGTAATTGTTAATACACCGGTAGATGTATCACAGATAATTTGATCACCTGCAACAGCAGTATATGATGTAGATGTTGACTTATAACCTTTAGTTAAAAGACCTGAACTTACATTTGTTCCATCAGAATATAATAATGATTTACTTCCTACTGGTAATGTTACACCAGTTCCTGAAAAAGTTTTAACAGTTAATGTATAATGTGATGCTGATCTATCTGTTGCATCTTCTACAACAAATACTCTTTCTGATGAATCAGGCATAGTTACAACTCTATTACCTGTTAATGTTCCAGTTAATTTAAAATATAAATTTTTACCATTTGATGTAGCGCCATCAGTTAATACTAAATTAACATCTGCTGCACCTACAGCTAAATTTAGATAACCACTCGCTGCTTGTTCTAAGATTTGTAAATTTGTGTTTGTAATGTTACCCCATAAACCAGCCTTTTCACCGGTTACCATGAGTTCTAGTTTTATATCACTTGAATAACTTGATGCCATATTTTATCCTATTCTCCCGGAGACGGAGAGTTGATAGCAGTTCTAATTGTGCCATCCATATACTCGTCTCTTCTTCTTCTACCTTGTTGTTCTATACCATATGTAGCCATACTTCTACTATAAGATTGTTCGTATAATTGTAATAAATCTGCCGGTCCTTTTAAATAACCATAGGTTTCAGCTAAACATGCATATAATAATAAATCTGGGTAATTGTTTGATACATAAGTTGTAGTCGCGTCACTAGCTGTAATTGTGTCTGGTTGCTTGACATATGCAACGTGGCACACGTAGGCAGCATCGGGCGTTGGGGCTACAAAAATTGTAGTAGCATTTCTGTTAGAATAGTATCTTGGAATATTATTTGGTGCAGCTGCTGCTGTACCTGGTGTATTGTAATATTCTTCCATAAAAGAAGTTTCTCTGTATTCTAAAGCTTTTCTTACAGCTGGTGTTTCATTTGTATCATTAATGTAAATGTATCTTATAAATCTTGTATTTGCTGGTGCAGCAACTTCTCTATTATTTGGAGTCAAAGTAATTGTATCGTAGAAACGAGCGTCATCTGTATCCGTTTCTCTAAATATTCTAGCTTCAGCATTTTTCACAATAGTTGTAAGAACAGGATCACTTAATACTGTATTGTCAACTTCAGTGTAACTTCTGATATCTGATTTTAATTCTCCAAAATTCATAATTATGCCTTAAATACTACAGGTCCTGACGAACACTGTAAACCGCCTCCTTCTTTACTTGTACTAGCTGCTGTCAAATTAGTAAAGTTAAAACTGTTAAAAACTGTAATAGTCGGTGGTTGTCCAGGATTTGGAACTGTGCTTGAATTCATAGTAATTTCAAAAGATCCAAATACTTTTGCACCATTATTATGTGTTCCAGCTTTTGTGTTTGCCGGCGTTACACCTCTAAATGGAGCTGCAGTTCCTCTCACACAACCAGTTAAATCATTACCAGCTTTACCTGTGTATTGAATTGTTTCGTTTTGAAATAATAATGTTACAGGATTTATTTTTTCAATAAATATAAAACCACTGTTTGGAAAATTACTTGCATCGTTTAAAGTTATTGTTGTAGCGATATCAGTAATCGCACCATTTAAAGTAGACTGTAATTGTATAGCTTCAACCGGTACATCCGATACACCAGTTTTTAGTTCATCAAAAACTACAAAATCTCCTGTCTTATAACCACTGTTTGGAAAACTACATGTTATTACAGCTGATCCTGCAGTTGTAGAAAAAGGATCTTCAGGTAATATATCAAAAGTCGGTGGCTCAGTTCTATCTGGTCTAGCATTTTGTAAACCTTGTGGGTCACCGGGAGTTGGAATTGGATCTAGTTGTGGTTGCTTAGGTTCATATTCTGAAATATGTACAAAAGCTCCATTCCATTCTCTTACCATTTCATTGTATGGAAACTGCATTCCTGATCTATCGGAGATTGCTAATGCGTATCTACCTTTTGATAAATTAGTCATAATTAATTACCGTTCTTAACGTCTAATGTATATCCCTGTAAAATTAAAGCACCTTCTCCAAACACATTCATTTCATGCGTACCAGAAAAAGTTCTTAGTTGAAATTGTATGTCTGTTTTTTCATCATACTTAAATGGAAACCTTCTTTGAATATTCATGTTGTTATCAAACGTAGTTCTTGCAACAATATATTGAGATCCATTACTATTTTGTACAAAGTTTCTAAATAATCCTGGTTTAGATGAAGTACTGTCATTTGAAAATGCATCAATACGATAAAGATAAAAACAATATCCTCTTGGAACTGTAAAAATACTTGCTTGATTTCTTCCAATGCCTGCTAATATTTTAGCATAGGTGGTTCCACCGTTTGAAACAGTTATGTCACCAGCATTTACACCAGTTGATTTTGAAAAAATTACATCGTTAATTCTGTAAAAACCTTTTGTCGTAACGGGAGGGACCGCATTATTTGCTACTACAACCTCAGAAATTTGATCATAGTTTATATCTAAACCTTTTATTAAAACAGTTCCTCCATCATCTAATGCTGATGCAGAAGTTACTGTCATTGGTAAAGCAGAAGCGGGATAACTATAAACACTAACGTTTTCCCACAAAGGAATAAAATTAGTAGTTACATTTTCTTGCCAACCAAAAATATTTCTAACTTCATGAAAAGCAATTTGTCCTTCAGATACCTGTAATTCAAAAGGTTCGTGTTTACCTTGTTTAGTGACTGATGTAACTTGTCTTGCCATGTATTAAATCTCCGGATAATAAGTTCTTGGTGTTACAAATAGACTAGAAGAAGATCCATCATTTTGTAATGCTCTTTGTAATTCTTCTTCATACAATACTTTTAAAGGTTGAATTTTTTCTGGTTTAAATTTGAGAGCTAAATAATATGCAAGTCCTGCAGTCATACATGGTACAAATCTATAAGGCACGTCTGCATCATTAGTATATGCACCTGCATCTTGAATTCTTTTAGCGTAATAATAATTAATACTATTACCTGCTTCAGTCGCACCTGGAGTTAGAAATAAAGTTATTGTTACTCTATCAATAAACCTTTGAACAAAATATTGAGTAGGTGTTCCTTGTGCAGATTTATTTGCAAAAGATTGATAAACAGATCTGTTTACTTTTGTTAATGGGAAATCAATATTTTCAGAATTTCTATATGAAGCTTCTAATACATCATCTACTCCATAAACTGCATTTGCATCTGATGTTCCATCAGCCGTTGATCTAAACATAGTATAGACAGACTGACCTTGAACTAAAACTAAATTATTGTTTGCAATTTCCCAATAATGTAAACCTCTGTTTGACCATTCTTGAAACATTATATTTAATGATCTTCTCGCAGAACTTAACTGTTGACCGGTTACACCAGTCATACCTATTCTTTCGTATGACTCGTGAATTATTTCATCGATTGCAAACCCTTTTTCAAAGGTTGTTGTTCCTGAAGTAGTGTTAGCCACTTAGACCTCCTACTTATCGAATAACAGAGTCGCTGCTGCTATATTAGTGAATAAGGTTACTTCAATCCCACCAGGAAATAAAACTCCGTCTTCCGGTATGTTAAACGCAAATACATCAGTATTAGGTATGTCAATGTCAAAAAGAACTGTTCCACTAGTAGCATCTGAAAAAGTAATTCTCCCAGCTCCACCACCGTCAGAGGCAACACTTAGTCCTCTAAGTCTTGTTCTTCCTGTAAATACAACACCTAATCCTGTTACTCGCTCTGAAAATACATCTGATTTAAAACTCATAAATTCTCCTAAGTTATAGAGCTACCGAAGTAGCTCTATAAAAATTAATTATACTCTTACCCAGCCGTATGTTGAACCGCTGTAAATGTATTGACCCGCAGTAGTTCCAAATCCTCTTGGAATAGGTGTACCTTTACTATAGTCTGCTCCACCGACTCCACTAGTTCCAGATACAACGCCTTCAATTCCACCAGCGCCTTCAAAAAATACATATTCGTTAAACGTAAAACCATTTGAGTTTTGCGTAATATTTTTTAATTGTATTGTATCACCAACACCTGGTGTTGCAGGCATTGTAATAATTATGTCTGCTGCTTGCGCGTTGTTATCTACAAATAATCCAGTAGCTGCACTTGCAGATTTACTTGCAGTGATAACTTCCCATGTAACTCCACCGACTGATGAAGTACTTCCGTCTGAATTTTGTATTATGATTTCACCATTGACTCCTTCTGAAGTATTGGATTGTGCTCTTCCAATAACCAATGGTCCTGTAAATGTAGTTCTTGCCATGTTTATATCCTCCTAGGTTACAGATTATAGTCTCTAGGCCGTCGACTATACGCGTCTATAATCTTTTTAAATGTATAGTGTGGTTTTTATACAACAGTTTTTAATAGAGTGCAAGAGAGCCTACAGTGTGGATTGGATTTTCCAACGATGTAGCTTTTTATTAAGTAGCTACTGAAACTTCTGGAGTTGAACCTTCAACTGTGTTCTGTTTATGGGCAATCGCTGCTTCTTCTAGCTTGATCTTTGTGATGATCTCTCTAACTTTGTCATCAATTCTGACCATTTCAAGAGTGTATCTATTCTCAGACAGAAACTCCTGTTCCCACTTCAACTCCAAGGACCTTTTTTGTTTGTATAGGTCTTGTATCATTTATAACCTCCTCATAGGTTATTCTGTTTACTCGAGAGTCGAACATGTCTCCCGTGTATTCCCAAACTATACTGTTTTCTCCCAGTTTGTCAAGGATTGCTTTTTCAAGCGAATGAGGATCGTCTTCTGATTTTACTTCAAACCTAGCATGATAATTGTAAGCGTGAATATTAACCAGAAACGTTTTCATTTATGTGTGAAAATTATAAAGCTGATATTTCTTCTTTTTTAGCTGTTAAAAAAGTTATTTTTTCTTCAGCTAAAGCTAATTTATCACCTGATGCAGTTTCTTTTATTTTTTCATTTCTTTTGATACCGTCATCTATTTTTTGAAGGCACGCGTTTTTATCTTTTGGCGTCCATCCTTCAGGTGCTTCTTTTAATCTTTTGTATATTCCCATAATTTTTCTCCTTGTACTATTTATATAGTCTCTAAAATTTTATTTCAAGTTGTTTATGAGGGGCGAAGATCGCCCCTCAGAATTTAGTTATTACGCTCCAGCAGAAGCATACATACCTCTTGGATCAGAGAATCCAAAAGAGTATCTTTCTCTTGCTTTGTATCTAACGTTACCAGTGTCAAAGTCACCTTCCATTGAAGTTTTGATTGGTGATCTGTTGAACATCTTCATACCATTAGGTACATCAGTTTTGATATAGAACGCATCTGTATCAGTTAAGTAATGGTTAATTACATAACCTTGAGGTACCATTCCTCTAGATACGATTGCATTAATATCGTTATCTGCTGTTCCCGTTCTACCTTTTGATTCCATTAGTCTCTCTGCTGTAAACTGCTGATTAGGGTGAATGATTAATTTCATTCCTCTAGCAGCGATTTTTAGACCTCTTTCATCAGTGAAAGCAGAAATATCAATTAGAGATTGCTCTAATGATGTTTCGTTAAGGTCAGCAGGAGTTTGCAATTGGTTAGAGAACGTTCCAGCTAATGTAGGGTGGTTCACAATTGCTCCACCTGCATTATTACCGAAAAGTGATACTCCGTCACCACCTGCAAAAGTTCCATCGAAACCATTGTTTAGGACGTTAGCCGCTTTAACTTGTTTAGTATTAGCCATAGATCTTGCTAATGCTTTTGTATATCTAGACGCAAGTCTATCATACAAGTTATCTTCAATTGCTTCTTCAGTAATTGAAAACGCTAAAGCGATTGTTTCGTGTGTGTAACGAGAAGTGAAAGTCTCTTGAGCATCATCAAATGATACACCTTGACCTTCAGCTTTAACTTGTGCGTTACCAAATCCAGATAACATTACTTCCTCTTCGAAAGCTCTGTCTGAAGATTCGATATCGAAAATCTCAGCGTGTTCATTCTCGTAGTTTTTATATTCCAAGCCGAACAGTGCGTTCAAACCTGGCTCTAGTTCTTTGACTAGTTGTGATCGTGATATTGCCATGTTTTATCTCCTATTCCCTAGCTTAGTTTATGTACAAGTTACTTGCAGAGTTAACTACAACGACCATGTTTGCACCAGCTGCTGTAATGTCTTGGTTTTCAGGCGCGTTAGCGACTCTGACAACTTTCCACATTTTAGTTGCAGCTGCACCACCGGCAATATTTAAAAGTACAGTCGATTGACCGTCTTTATTGTCAGTAGCTGTAAACGATGTTACGTTGAAGCTTTTTCCGTTGTTACTTGTTGGACATGCAGCATCAGTTTTAATTGCATATTCTTGAATTGGATCGTCATTCACGAATGCTTTTCCATTGCTGCTACCAGTGTTATAATCTACACCAAATGTTGTTCCAGCATCTACAAAGTTAACAAATCTTGGTTTTTTAGTTGTGTTATCAACGTAAAAAATTCCGTTAAATACACCCACTAAAAGTGATTCAGTAGCGTTAGTATAAGTAGCACCACCTGCACCTGTGTCATCTGTAGTTGCGAAAGAAGCGTCTTGTAAAAAACCTTCTGAACCTGCTGCATCTTGCAGAGATACAGGATTGTTTTTGTAAAGACCTACACCTGGAGCCGACTCGACTAGGTATTCAGACTGACCGCCGATTGAAGGTGTATTACCTAATCTTTCGATCATCTTTAAACCAAAGCCTGTTGTTGAAGCGTTAGCCATAGTTGTTTCTCCTTTATGTGCCTGTCCCGAAGGACCTCCAGCACGGTTTTATTTTAATTTAGCGGTTAGGAATTGTTAAAAAATTAACGTTTCTTCGTACCACCAAAAGTTACACGCGTTTGTCGATCAGCATTGATCGGCATACTTGGATGTTGTTCCCTCATAAGATCGTTGTCGATTGCTTCGTTTCTCTCCTGAGTTTGCTTTTTAAAGTACTCAGTTCGAGATTGTGCGATCTCTTCCGGTATCCTTGCCAACACAAGGCCACCAACTCCAATCACTCCTGCGTATTTTCCTTCCTTCATAGTAGGGTAAATATCATCTGGATATTCATCAGCTCTCACTAATTCATAACCTGATCTTAATTTACCAGACATGTTTTTAGTATCGTCAAATCCTAAAACCTCTGTCCGTAGCCATCTATGTTTAAAACCTTTTGGCGCAGGTGGTGCATCTAAAGATGATGGGGGAGCCCATGTCGTAGGTCTAACCTCTTTAGCCCTAGACTGGCTTGCACGAGTGGTTTTTTTAGTTTCTTTTGTCATATGCTATACCTCCTTCGTGATTTTTAACTGTTTCGCATATTCTTCCAGTGGCACACCTAATTTTTTAGCAATTGCTACCTGTGAAGGTGTGAGAGACACAGTTTTGCGACCTGGTTTGACAGAACGTCTAGCCGAAGCTACAGTTCGTACAGGTTTGGTCGTTTCCCTTTCCTCGTTTGTATCAAATTTGTGAGGGAATTCAAGTCTTATTCTTTTATCAACCTCTGCGTAATATTCATCACTTTCAGGGTCAAAATCTTCTTCATCCACTAGTTTTTTGTGTATATCAAAAGCAGTGTAAGTCATTGCACTGTCTTTACCAAACCAAGTATTTTTTTGAGCCCAGTCCTGTGCTTTTGGATCAGGTGCTCTAGTTTGTTCGGTTCTTCTAGACGGTGTAATGTTTACAGGTCTTTCCATAAGCTCGGCTTTAGATGTTGTGTTTTTCTGTTCTTCTAATCTTGCTTCCTCGTAACCAAGTCTAGCAATTTCTTTTTGAGCAGTAACTTCAGCTTCTAAATCTCCAGCTTCTCTGGCAGCTGCTAATGTTGCATAAGTAGCTTTAAGATTAGATTTAATTTTTTCTTCTCTATCTTTTAAACCACTTGTTTCTAGTTGAGAGTATTTTTTCTTAAGACTATCAGAAGTTGCTTTAACTGATCGTGCATATTCTAAAGCTTCTTCTTTTTGTCTTTCAGCCTCTCTTATTTTTCCAGTAAGTTTATCAATTCTTCTTTTGACTTTCTTACTATATGATTCTAATTCTTCATCTTTCTCTGCACCTTCTACAGGTGTTTCTTTCTCTTGTTCAACAGTTTCTGCCTGTTCAACTTTTACTTCTTTTTCTTCTTCTTTTGCTTGTTGCTCTTCTGGTACATCCACATCTACATCAGGTCCTGATGTATCAATGTCTACCATAGGAACATCTTTTTTTTCTTCGTTGTCTATTGGCATAGTTTCCTCCTATGTATTAAATGTAGTGCAACATAAATTCTGGGTCAGCAACGGTACCCAAAACTTCGTCGTCGTTAAGAATACGGACTTCTCCGCCTTCTATTGGTAATCGTGATCCAGCATACCTTGCAAAGATCACCCAATCTTTTTCTTTACACCATGCGCCTTGAGGAAATTTTTCTTTATCCTTGTATGCGTCTGGTCCTATTTTTAAAACATAACCGCAGTTAGTTGCGATTCTTGCTTTGTCTAAAGATTCTTGTGAAAATATTAAACCACCTTTAGTTTTTTCTTTTGGTGTAAAAGGTAAAACTAAAAGTCTCCAACCAGAAGGTTCTGGTAAGTTGTCTAGTACTTTGTCAACGTTTGTTTCGTCAACTCTTTTTAATTTCTCTTCTTTATCTTGCTCTTTATATTTTTCTTCAAGAGCCATTTTTATCTTCGGGCTTTCCGAAGTCGATAACGTTTCCTTGCTCATTTTTTTGCTCCTTTTCTTCTAGCAGGTTAGAGATTTCCTGTTGTATAATTTGTAAGGCGTGTGCCTTTCCAAGTAGATACTTGTATTTTTCCATATTGTCAACCGATCCAGATGTATAAGTTTCTTGAATCTGATTGATTCCTTCTTTCAACATTCGTTGAATTTTGTAAACAATAGTTATTGGGTCCATCATATTTTAAATGCCTGTAGTTCGTTTAGTTTTTCTTGTGCTTCAGCTATCTTTTGCAATTGTTTATCAACCTCATCAATATGTTGAGGATGTTCTCCAATACCAACTGAATTTTCTAAATAGATTTTTATTGTAGCGTCTGCTTCAGAAATTTGTGCGTTATATCTATCTTCTAATGCTTGTATGATTGCTCTTTTTAACATCTCCACCTTCTTCTAGCCTGACGGATTCTAGAATTAGGATCGTTACGAGTTTTAGCTGATGATCTTTTGAGTTGTCCAAGTGATCTTGCGCAGTATGATTTTCTACGTTTTGCAGCTTTTGATCCAGGCTTCACTTTTCCTGTCACGGCTGTTTTTAGTTTGCTTCCAGGGTTTGCACGTCTGTAAGCTTTTACACCTTTTGCTGTCATTCCAGCTCCAGATTTTGTTGGTCTATAATTGGCGTTTGGTCCTTTTGTTGTTTTTCTTATGGTCATTATACTTCTACCATTCTAGTCATGTTTATGATTCCACCATTCATAGCTTTTTTTCTTTTTGTAAAAGTAGCAACATTAGTTGGTTTTGGACCAGTATTACTCGCTGCTCTTTTTCGTTTGACAGCACTCGCCTTTTGAGAGCTTGTCATCCGTGTGGCTTTTGCAAGTGGGACGCACTTCGGATATTTTCTTTTGCTGCCCTTCGATCTCCCGCAAGGCTGATACTTCCCGTTCTTTTTCGGGGCTCCGATATCCACCCATTTCTCGTCTAGCCATTCTTTAAGTCCTTTTTTAGCCATTAGACATTCTTATAAGCTTTTCTTCTGTCTCCCATGATAGCACCGCAACCTTTGGTGTATAACTTTTTAGTTGATCCACCTGTGCTCATTTTTTTTCTACCTACTTTGCCTTTGCAATATTTGGAAGCCCAAATATTTGCATACGCGCTTGGGTAGACCTTGAACTTTTTCTTTGCAGCGGCTTTACCTGCTG